AGAACACCACCATAAGTTGATTGATTTGGCAAGTATATTTGTGCCGTGTAATTACTTAAATCTGCGTTTGGAGTTTCACTATAAAATTTATATTGGAAACCTATGTTACTACTATTGAAATATGTAATACTTTCATTCAACCAAGATAATGTTCTGTAATCTCCTGCACCTGTAAGATGTGCAATCATTCCACTTGTATCGTTTGGTTGTGTTGTTACGTATGGAATTTTGCTCAAGAACTTTTCGTATGGAGTTGTTAGTCTAGGTGCATACAACTCAAATTTAAAGTTCATTTGGTCTTCCCACTCATTTGCGTAATTGATTAACGCATACGTAACATCGATGTTTTGGTCAACTCTGCTTATAGTTCCTCCATCAGTTGAAGCAAACTCCTCATAAAATCTAAGAGTAACTAAACGTAAAGTATCTGTATTCTTGCTAATTGCAAAATCAACATTAGAGCCTGCTGATGGGTTTGGAATATTTCTAGGCATCAAATGTATAGAATTGTAACTTACTGCACCTGTGATAGTGTTAGCATGCTTATTTGTTACTGTTGTGTAGTTCTTTACAATTCGCTCAATATTAAAATGAGCTGCACCTGCATTGTTCTTTGGTTGTTTCAATGTTGCCTTAACAACCCCACCAATTACAACCTCTACAATGTACCTAAAATTAAATACAGGTGTTGTTGTACTTGTGGTTGTTACTATCCAATAATTACTTCTAGTTGCCGTTGTTGCCATTTGTCTTTATTTCATCTAATGTAAAACTCATAAACTTTTCAAAATCTAACATGTATGCCTTTTTAATTTCTTTAGGCAATTTCTTGTATGTTTGTTTAAATGCATTGGAAAAAAATCCGTTGCCCTCATATCCAAACCTATTAATCTTTCTAGCAACTAAAAAAGCAATCGACCTTTGTTGTTGCGTCTTGTTCTTCCATGCCTCGTATTGCCCTTTGGAGTTTCTTGGTCTTAACTTTTTACGCTTAACCCACTCCAATATATTTTGGTAAACAACCCCACCTTGTGAATTGTTTGATTTACCTCTACCCTTATCAATCTGCTCTCCATAATCTTCGTAATTGAATTTTAAAGAGAATGCATTTAATGTAACTGCAACATCATAATCAATAGACTTAAGGAGTTTACCTGTATCGTACCCTCGTTTGCTTCTCAGCAAATTAGCAGCAGCTACCTCAACAGTCTTTTTACCGAACTTGTTTAAGGCTTTAGATAAGTTTTCTCCTTTGAATTCCATCTATCGATTCATCGGTGTTTCACAAGCAGAATTTTGTGCTTGTACAGTTATGTTAAATGTACCCTTCCAACCACTTAGTAAGTTTTCAAACCTATCTGTGAATGGTTCACAAGACAAGCTCTCAGGCATAGTTATGCTTTGTGTTACTGCTGATGTACTTGAGTAGCTTCCTGTTCTAAATTCTCGATATATATCTGCTAGTATTAAGAATGTTCTATTCAAAGCAAAGTCTTGGTCAGAACCATCAGCATTGACCAGATCCATAACAAGCAAATCAAAAGTAAACGTGAATGTAGTCTTGTTGATTGATGCACTTGTTTCGATTAAATGCACCTTTGTAAATACGTCTTGCGTTTCCAAATCAGCCTCAAATATATCTCCTGTTGTAAAGGTTTTAACTTGTTGGTGCTGCTCGCATATCTTCTTAAACGTATTTACTATATCGATGTAGCTTTTCATTTCTTCTTGTTTACTTTGTTCCTTTCTTTAATGTAGGAGATGTATGTTAGTGTTTCGTTTATGTTGAGCTTTGTTACTGCTTCCATCTTTAAAATGTCATCGTTGCACAACATCATTAAGACAGAGTACCAACCCCATCGCTTTCCAAAGTTTGCACTTGATTCGCTTTCTCCTCCTCCTGTAAAGACACCATTGTGTCGCTCAAATAACCCTTCCCTAAACGATAAAAAAAAACCAAGCAACTTTGTGCAACTGATGCAGGCATCTTATTCAAGAAAAGGCTTGCCCTCTCATCTATATTTGCATCGTATTCCTCAATCAGATACTTACCCTCGCCCTCAGTTGTAACTTTCCTGTAAAGGATTGCCATAATCATGTGCAAGTTTTTGTCTAAGTCTTTGCAAAGCATGTCAATATCCATGAACTCGCCTGTTGATATGTTCTGAATATCTGGATTGAAGCCATATTTAACACCCTCTATGCTTACCAATTTGATTAGTGATGTTTCGGTGTTAGTCATTGCACAAAGTTTCTTGTACATGGCTAATAAATCAAGCACCTTAATTCTATTGATATTGGAATCGTCTACCTTATCAACCAAGAGCTTAATAACTTCTTTAGCTTTCTCTACTTCGTCAATCTCTAGCTTTTCAATATCAGATAGTTTAATCATCTGCTTGAGAGTAATCTCGTTTAAGTCTTGAGGAATTATAACTTTCATACTATTAAATAGGTTTAACTTGTTATTGTATAAAAATAAAAAAACCCCTGCCGTTAAGCAAGGGTTGTTGTAAGTTAAAGGAGCATTACGTTCCTATTAGTTTAATTCTAAATTTAATAAGTAATACATAACATCTGACTTAGTTTCGAATTGTGTATCAAGATTCATTGTATTTAAATTTTCTGAGTAAAATGTCCAATAATCTGTTTCACATCCATCTAGATATACATCTGCAACAACCTTGTTTCCGTTAAATCTATATCCTAATGATGTCTTAGTAACTTTAATACCTGCTCTTTTTATTTGATTAGCAACTGAATTATAAGATTTAATTTGTGATTGCTTTGCTTTAAATTTCTTAACAAATTCTTTGTAAGCCTTACCCATTGGTAATGGATTAGCTTCATAATTAACTCTCATTGTATTTAATTCGTTTTTTAAGTCTAGTAAAGTTTTCATGTCTTTGTTTGTTTTGTTCCCTACAAATATAAAACAATTTTTAATAATACCAAACTATTTTACAAATAAATCTTAAAATATTTTTATTTAATAGAATACCTACCGATGTTTGGTCTTGACTTTGTCATGATAACAGCGTACCTGATAGCATCAATAGCATGGTTGTAATTGTCAATAGGTTTGTTCAGCAGGTATCCGTTCTTATCCTCCTGCCATTTGTAGCTATTAAACTCATTGATAAGGTTTGTACTCTTGCTTGTTACTTTAAGCTCGTAACGTTTAAGCAAATCAATCCCTATGTTTATACTATCCTTACCTTTAGATGCAGGCTTTATATTAAACCCTAGTCTATATATTTCCTCGATAGATTTAGGTTCAGCAGAATCTCCATAAATAGCTCTTCGTCTATCAATCCCGAAATTGTGTAAAGACTTAGCAATGTCTTGGTTAGTAAGACCTCGTTCATATATCAGCTCGTTAAATATTAAAGCACCCTCGTACTCGTAAACTTCTATCAATGCAGTTGGATCGTTTGTGTAACCAAAATCCAAACCTATTGCAATCTCTTTAGCATCTTCTGGAATCGTTCCAACAATCTGCACCTTGTTAAATATAATCGACTTACTAAACCCACGCTCTCCCAATCCGTATATTTTCCAATACTCTTCATCGGTATGCTTTAGTCTTTCAATCTCGTTAACTAATTCATCAGCTAAAAAAGGATTGTCTAAATACGTTGATTTAATGAACGTACAATCATCTCTGCTTAGTACCTTATCATATATCCAATGGTGTGTATCTGAGGGATTGTAATCAATGTATATCTTCTCCTCAGTTCTAATGATTAGCTGAAAGAAATCCTCCCATGTAAGTTCGTTTGCTTCATTGCAAAACAGGAAGTTTCTTTTTGTACCTCTTTTCTTTTGTGGTTGGTCAAGAGATATAAACTCAAATGTGTTACCATTTAGAGTATAGGTATGGTCTGATTTGTTGTGATGTGCTTCGTTGTATAAATCTAAGTTGCTCAGTATCTCAAAAAAGTCTTTCATGACTGAGAGCTTTAGACTAGGCAATGACTTTCTAACAATGCTAAATCTCTTTCCTGTATTCTCGAATGCTTTGACAATAAGAAGTTGACAAAGAGAGTAAGTCTTTCCAGATCTTGTCCCTCCTTGATTCACTACAATTTTTGTAGGTGCGTTGTAATTACGCTCAAATACGTTACTCGTCTTTATCTTTAGACTTGACAATCTCTATCTCTATTTTGTTAATCTTTTCGCCTTGTGTAGTTACATCAATAAGCTGCCTCTCATTTAAACCTAACTGAGTTTTTGCTGCATGAATCACAACGCTAGGCACTTTGTCTTTGATGCACTCGTAATATTTAGACCTTATAAAATCATGCTCTATTGACTCAACTTCTTTTACTTGACTTGCAAACTCCTCATCTTCTTTTAGCCACCTGTAATATGTTACCCTACCAA